ACCACCCTGATATTCTCTTGTCTCAGAGCCTGCATTTAGATGAACTGCAGGAAATTCCTCTACTTCATCCCAGAACTTTAATCGAGGACTAACTTGTTGAAATAAATTAGTTCGATATGACCCTGTTCCGTCAATGTCTTTTACTTTTTCTACAAGAGCATCAATAATGGCAAGTCGTCGAGTTGTATAATTTCTTTCTGCCACTATACTCTCCTGGTATAAAATCTGCCTATAGCATATTGTGCTGCTATTTCGCGTATAGACCTATCAATTAACTTTCTTGGATCCCTTTCTACGCTACCTTGTGCAAATCCGGGCTCAAAAGTTTGATAAGGAAACTTATCATATGTATAGCCAATTGAAGGAAAGCCTTTGGGAGTCTTTACTATATCCGTAACTTTTACTCCACTTGCAAATCGACCTGTCTGAAACTCTAAAGCAGGGGAATCCATATTTTTAGCTATTACTTGTGGTAGCTGCTTATTTAATGCTACAATTAACTGAAGGGGCATAGAAGATACGCTTTTATTAACTCTTGTCTTCTTTATTGCCCCCCCAGGAGATACTTTAGATTTTCCTACTTTTTTACTTTTACCTTTAGTATTTGTTTTATGTGTAGTTTTAGCCTTGACATTTTTATCTTTAGATATAACTCGCACTTTTTTACTTTTGCCTAAATTCATTAAAATATGTGCAGTTACTTTTTGTTTTAAGCTTGAAGATCCTTTCTCATTAATTAAATTTCCTGAATACTCTGAAGCAAAAGCTCTGAAGGCCTTTTTTACCGACTTTTCAAAGGTAGCATCTTTTCCTATATTTTCACTTCCTACTTGAAATACTACATTAGAAACATAATCGTCTCTTAAGTTTCCCTGTCTATCTATAATTTGAGTATGATTTACAAATAGTTTATTAATCTCTACCCGTATATCTTTTGGTATTGATGCTTTTTTTGACCAAGCCGAGAATGCGCTTGACAAAGAGTCTTTATATTCCATTGGAATACTTGAAACTGCATTTGCTATTTCAACTTGAGAAACTGCAGATCCCCTTACGCCATGACCTTTATGTATATTTTTAGATAGCTCTGTTTTTTGTGTATCTGTGAGTAGCTTTTTACTTTTAAAATAATTTAGCATATGAAGTTTAACAGAGTTAATAGAATAGTTAAAGCTTGTAACTACAAACATATTATCGCCCATAACAAAAGAGCTAGGTAAACCTAAATCGGGTAGCTTGCTAATAACCGCCAAATATCTATCTCTACTTTTTACTTTAAATAAATTATGTAATTTTAATGCTTGTTTTCGCCCTTTCTCAACTGCTTTAGCATAGTGATAATCAGAAATTACAATACTGTTATTAAAAGTATCTAAAACAGCTTTTTTTAATTGATCAGGCCCGGGTAATATTAATAGCTGGCCGGATTGTTTTTCTACTGATTTGCGCATTTCTGTTTCTAATTTATCAAGTAATTTATTACTAAAATTTTGTTGAAAATTAGATACGGACATTAAAAGTTCTTATATAAATCAAGCACTCGTTTAATATGATCAGGAAATGCCACATTATTTGACATACTTGTGCTTGCTTGGTTTTGAACCGTTGCACCCGCTAAAGTTTTTCGTTCTTTATGTTCGTCCCTTAAATAATATGTAATAAGATCCATTACTGCAAGCTTTAAATCATCTGGACAAGTTTGATATCCTGCAGTATAAATAACTCTTACAGCTCCAGGACCTTTTCTCCAAGCTCTATAACCGAAAGCATTTGTTCGAATAATGCTATCCGTTGCAGGATCAAAGTAGTATTCATGATTATTTGTAGTAAGCTGAACATAACTAGAGCTGTAACCGTCTCGCTCTTCTACAGATACAATTGTATTAACGGGGCTTTCTATAAGTTGAACGATATGCGTGTCCCAATTTACATTTAAAACTTCAGTCTTATTAGTGCTATAATAATCTATAATACTATTTCCACAATAAGTTTTTACTAATTGACTCACAGAAGGAATCAAAGAATTTAAGCGCAAGTCGTCTTTAGGGGAGTTTATTCCCTCAGACTCTTTATACTCTAATATTGATACTAAATTCGCCATAATAATTCAATTAGTAAAAACTTGGGGGAGAATCCTCCCCCAGTTATCAAGATTAAGCTGTAGCAACAACTTTAACCGCAGAACGGTTAGCTGCATCATCAGCAACAAGCTCGTTAAAGCCGAGTGACTGGCTAGCAACGATTACACGACGCTGATTACCAACTTCGTAGTCCTGCTCTACTGATACACCACGGAGTCGTGGGATTATGTAGTTTCGCAAGTTAACTGCGTAAGCTACAGATGCACCAGCTACTTCTGCTTCGAAGTTATCAGAGATGATTACGGGTGAACCGTAAACCGCACCGATAGTGCCAGTTACTTTAGTAGCAATGTCAGAACCAACATCAGTAATATCAGCAAACTCTGGGTCTGCAAGCAAATCGTAGTATCGTTTCTGTGAAACAACATATGCTACGTCTGAAGGCATAACACCATACTTGCCCATATCTTTACGAGCCTGAAGCAACATAGCAGCAGTCAAAGTTGCTGAGTTACCGGCCGCAAGAGTAGCGCCATCAAGATCAAGAGCACCACCAGTAGAAGCAGTAGCAAAGCCTTCGATACCAGTAAATGTGCCGTTACCATTAAGAATAGCTGAATCAACTGCACGAGCGTGGGCGCGGGCAACAGACTCAATAAGCATAGGCATTAAGTTAACCAATACTTCTTCGTCTACATGGTTATCCATGAAAGTCTGTGAAATCAAACGGTAAGCTTGAAGAACAACTTGCTTGGCTTGATAAGTATTTGCAGCAACTTGTGTGCGGTTTTCCAAGTTACCAGCAGCGGCGGCGCCTGTCTGCCATGTAGCAAGGTTAGTGTCGCCCTGAATTGGCAATACTTGTGACTGAGAATTAATCTGAATTTCACGGAACAGCTGAGCTGTGCGCAAGTTAAGAGTAATTTCCTTCTCGATTTGACGAGAAACTTCTGTAGCAATGTTTGGATCAGTTCCATCATAAGCCATACCAGCTTTCTGGAAGATACCACGACCGTAATCGGTATCAAAACCTTTTCCAGTCATTACACCCAAAACGTGTGCATACATAAATTCTTTGCCAAACTTAGTTAAGTCGCCTTCTTTGGCTTCTCGATCACCAAATACACGCTTTGATTCACGCATTTTAGTAATTTCTTCGTTCTTCTCTTCGAGTTGAGCGGCAAAAGTCTTGATAACTTCATCAATTTTTGCATCTTTCTCTAAAAGCTTTGCTTCGACGTCTTTCATAAGACGCTCCGCTCCTGACTCTATACCAGTTTTAATTGCAGATTTAACCTGCTCTTCTTGAGCAGCTTTAGTAGCGGCCTCAGCGGCTGCTTTTTCTTCTGCTTCTTGTGCTGCTTTAGCCACAGCGGCTTTTTCTTCGGCTTGCTTCATTGCAATTTTGGCAGCAGTTTCATCAGCTACTTTCTTCGCAAATGCTTCCAAGTCGATTGGGGTATTAACTTCAGACATTGTTGTCTCCTGTTTAGGGGTAGATTTTTCTACCTCATCCGGTGTGTCACTAGCTACGCTAGATGCATTAACATCGTCCTTAGCCAGAGACTGACCGGCTAGATCCACACGATTGGTTTTTTGAAAAGTTTTCTTGAATTCTTCATACTCCGACATAGAGTCAAAAGATTTCGATATTGAGAAAGTTGCTGCCTGATTGCACGGAACGGAAACTACCGATACTTCAAACAACTCAGCGTCCTTTATCATTAATCCGTCGGTTTCCTGAATGTAATCAGCATCCTTGACTCGGAAACCAACAGAAAATGCTCCAAGGATACCTTCTTTCACTAATTGTGCTACGTGATCTGGTGCTGACTTTGAGATTTTTGCTTTTAGCTCTAATCCGTTTTCAGTTACCTTTAACCCCGTAGCGCGTCCAATAGGCTTATCATAGTTATGATTAAAAAGAATAATCGGATTCTTTTCAAAATTACTCAAACCGCCTTTTGTCCAAGCGTCTGCACGAATAACATCGTTTGCACGATCTTTATCTGCTGTACTTGCCATTCCACAGATGTGAACGCCTCCATCATCTTCATCAAGAGTTTTAAATGTAGACGTAATATTAAATATCTTTTCCATACTACTTACTCTTACTCACCGCGGGTGCGGGCTTTGTCGAAGGTTTTGCAACTTTCGGCATTACTACAGGCTTTGGCTCGGGCTTTGGTTCAGGCTTTGGAGCTACTTTTGGTCTTGCAAGTTGCACCGCTGTCAAAACTCGTGTCCAGTTTCCATAGGTTTTTCTAATTGCTCTCGGTAAAACCGG